CTCATCTGTAATATATTTTGACCATTGTTTTGCCATTGCCTCAGCTATTCCGGGGAATGTCTTAGACCTCATTGTAGATCGTTCATCACTAGGTAATTTCCAGCAGTCAGCATACCAAGCAGGCATAGACTTACCACTTTCAAAGTATTTACGTGGAGCAGGCTCTACTACATCTGTAGGATTTAAGTTAGGCAAACCTTTTAACCATAGGCATGTTTTCTTTTCGAATGGATCACCAAATTGATATGGATTAATAATCTGATTTGGTTTACGCCATTGAGTACTCATTATACCTACGGGATTCTCTATGACAATGTAGTCAGCTTCGGCATTAGCAAATAACATAAAGAAATCGATAGCTTCTTTTCTATCCTCAATTCTTTTTAGTGCTTTATCGCCATACTTCTCTACATTGAACCATCTATTTCCAGTTACTGTTAGATACGTACATGGTGGGAATGTTATAATCAAATCCCATTTTTCTTTTAGTAACTCTTTGACATCTTTCTGATGATGCCATTCAGGATGACCACCTGAGCATGGTAGTATATCACAACTATATGCTTCGTGACCTAATTTCCTGAATTCTTTTGTTACTGCCTGACTTTCTTCACAGGCTACTAATACTTTTAGCTTCATAGTTTATTATTTATAGCTTCGCTTTTATACTGCATATACCACACACAGCATTTAAATCTTAATTAAAAGATATTCCCAACTAATGACACTTCCCTCTGCGACCTATTCTTATTAATTCAATCTTTCGATTTAGGCTATTTGGTTCACTTTGTTCTTTTACCTTTCGGTATGCAGTACTCGTTGTCAAGCGTTCAGACATAGCGAGATTTTATTTATCGAACAAGCGTTCATTATGAGACATTGTTTTTGTTATGATGTTCAATGGTATACAACACCCTTATGTAATAATAGGGCATAAAAAAACCCTAACCGTCTCGTACTCAGCTAGGGCTTTTTGATTATATATCTACCATGATATAAACAAAACTAGATTTCGAAGTACGAGTTCGATGACACAAATGTATAAAACATTTTTAAATAAAAAAATTTAGGTGAATATTTTTTTGTTTGATAGTGATTAATTTAACCACATCATCACTTGTTCTTGTGCTTTCTTTTCAGCTTTATGCAGATCTTTCATAATAATTTCATACTTAATGTTAAGACCTGTGCCACCTGCATTCATGATGTACATGCCATCTTTCATAGTAATAGTAAGTGATGGTTTGTAATCGATATCAATGGGTAATGGTGGTAGTTCAGCTTCGCCAATGACATAATGAAATACTTGATTCCAAAATTCATAGCCTTCTCTTGATTCAACCCAGTCAAACAATGACATAAGCTCTGCTTCTATAGAAAAGCCTTCATCATCTAATACCCTAAAGTCCTCAAGATTATTAACTACACAGTCTACGTATTCATTAGGCAGGTAGTTCATAAGTAAGTCCAAGATTTTCATGTCTTTCATTTTTACTAATTTAGTGATTATTCTTTTTTGTAAAATGTAGATTGACTCTTGTTACAACAATTATGCACAGCATGATTATGTATAATATCTTGATTATCATATTCATACCATGCATAAATGTCATTGATATTAATAGTAAAAATAACAAAGCATTAACCATTACTCATAATCTCATATAAGATTCTTTCTACTATTAAATCAGGCGTAGCACCATTGCCTGGTGACGCTGTGTTGTACTGATATATAACCTCAGCAATTATATCCTCATTGATTTCCATCTCTAAGGAGTTAGCTACGTTTAGTACGTCATATTGATCAATCATTAGTATGTGATTTTAAATGCCCCCCACAAAATACTAATTGATTTTGTCTTAGGCTGTTCAACAACTTTAGTTCTTCTTTTTCTTACTGGCGTGTTAGTAGCTACTACGATAGCTTTCTTTTCAATAACAGGTGATGGTTTGTTTTTCTCAAGGAGATACTTCTTATGATTCTCAGTGATTCGTTTCCTTAACTCCATTGCCATTCTAATATCGGGAGCTTTAGAATTCCATTTATACTCAGTAGTTCTCCCTCTACCACTTACTTTAATGATGCCACCATGAGCCATAATGTTTGTTACTGTGGTAGTTACTTTGTGGTCTCTGATAAGATCACGTGCGGCAAATTGAATGTTTGCATTACAATGGTTATGAAAGTCCTGTAAGAAATTCAAATACTTTTTGTTTGTTTTAGATACGTGCATGATAATTAATTTAATTGGGTTATGTAAATAATTTGTTTGCCCTCATAATTCCTCGTGAATTGCTTAAGGGCTGTCATGTAATCATTGGCATGTATGTTTATGCCTGTACAAAGTTCTGATGCTAATAGATAGCAGATGTGATATGTATTCATCGTTCGGTATATAATATATGTTCTGTAAAGAATTCATCTTCATCTTTACCTCCAAGATAAACCATAGCACCTCCATCATTCTGTTCATCATCACAAGTAGGCACTAACGTAGTACCATCCTCGAATGAAATTATTACAGGACGTTTGTACCATCCCCATGTATCAGCTTCCTCTCTAGACATGTGTCTAACTTCGACAATCTTCTTGCCGATCAAATCTTTAAATGCTTCCATCGTTTAATTATTTAAAATTTTAATCTCATGTAAAAATACTTGTGCTTCTGATCCACCACCATATTGAATTAAAATTGGTGTATGTTCATCAAAGTCATCATTAATATTTTCTATAAATGATATTAAGTAGTCGTTACCTTTTATGTTATCAGTATCACTCCAAAATAATGGGATTTTTTTTGAAATGCAATATTTTAATTCTTTAAATGTTTCCATCTGTTATAACTGTTGTGTTTTCCAATACTTGTTTAGTCTTAGCTATTTGTTCAGCTACGTGCTTACTTAATGTAATTGCTGTCTCACCTATCTCATAGATCAGGTCTTCATCATCCATCATTGATAGTGATGCGATAGTCTCTGGCTCAATCATGTCCATGTTATTGTGAATTGTTACGATTGCCATAATCATAAACTGTCTTGTGTCATTCGATACTGCTCTTTCCATTGTTATTGTTTTTAGTTGTTAAATTTATTTCCATCTTCATCATACCACTCATCTTCCATGTCGGACTCATACCACTCTGTGTAGCAATACGCATCTTCTTGGTAGAAGTAATCTAATAACTCCTCGTCATCATCAATGTCTTTTGAGAGATTACCATTACAGTCTTCCCAATCTAATGTCTTTAAGAATTCAATGAGTAACTCTTTTGTGCTGATGTATAATGTATCTCCATCTCCGAATACATATCCATCATTCATACCACATCCCGTGATATCACAACGTCTTGCGTATTTTTCCATAGTTAATTGTTTATATAGTTATCAATAAATTCTTCCGTTGACCATTCTTCTAATGGATTGTGTTCGTATCCTTCGAATTGTTCCCATGCTACCTCTTCGCCAGTCTCATCGTTGACGTAACGATCATGTTCACCATTCCAACTATAGCTAACACCGAATTCATCTTGCATTACTAAGTCACAGTATTGATTTGCTGATGCAAATTCTCCATCGATATGTAATGCTACGCATGTACCACCGAACTGCATACCTTCTTCCGAGTAATCTATTCTGAATGTTAGTTCAGGGTAATCCTTTGCTACCTTTTGTAGCCATGGTATTGGTGGACTCCACGCTGTTTCAAAGTACACGTACCCATCTCCATAGTTATCTGAGTCTGAGTCCCATTTCGTACCATAGTTTTCACATCTCCAGTCGTACCAATTATCGTGACCGAATCGTTTGATTAAGTCCTCATTGTTTTCTTTGCTTGGAGCATTTGTTTCTTCTAATTCCTTTGGCATAGGAAAGTATAGACTCATCTTCCATAGTCCATCTTTAACACCATTGTTAAAAAATGATTTTACCTTAGCTTCATCTCCCGATACATATAAGGCATTTGAGCACCAATTTGGCATAGCTTAAGATTTAAAATATAATTCACCAACACTATAGTATGTATCTACATCATAGTTCTCAACTATAGTAGCCATATCACCATTCAATAATCCATTGATGTAGTATTCTGCATATTTATCTTCCGATGCTTTGAATACATTGATAACATTCTCTGAATCAACTTTAGTCACATTGTACATTGGCGTATGTGTTAACGCAATTCTAATCATTGGGTATGTGTCTCTTAATAGTTCACGATAATACCCTGCTGGAGCTTTTTCCATGGTAGATAATTTATGCACCTAACGATGCGTGTTCAACATTTATTTTAACTACGAATCCAATCGTATCTTTCTTTGCTTTGCCTTTAGCCTTCAACCCTACAACAACACCTCTCTCATCCATATATCGCAAATCGTTTTCGTCACCATCTATCACCTTGAAACCTTTCCAGTGAGTAGGTAATTCATCAAATACAACTGCGACATTGCCACCTGCTGACAAATACTTGATACAATCTGCATCGTTATCTTCTGACCTTGAGAATGTCAAGCTGTAGTCACTCCCAAGATACTTTAATGCTCGGCTGATGTTCTTCGTGTAATCATAGAACTGTATGTAGTTCAACACCTTGAGTACATCAACGTCAAGCTTTACTTTAATTAACTCGATGAAATCTAAATCGGATGTGCCATTTAATCTTATCGCCACATTTTTTTTCTTGTTGTTGATAGCGATAAGTTCCTTTAACAACTGCTGAAGGAAGGCGTTCATGTCCGAGAAGAACCAATCGGTCTTTCTTATTCGTGCATTCTGTACGTTGGAGAATACACCCCTGCCTGCCGTATTAAGACAAGCAGAGGCACATCCAGCAGATGCATGACCACACACATTCTTACCATACGTATTAAGTTTGTATGGTGATAGATGCATGATGTAAGATTCAATTATTTTCTGATTCTTGTTTGTCTTCGTGTTCGATGATCCGTGCGACAGTAATTTGACTTTGTTCATAATCATATGCTTCTTGTTTAGATGTTAATTCAGTTTTTAGGTCATCGATGAAATCATTTGCCAATCTATATGTACTTGGCAAAGCATCTGTTACACATTCTTGTAGGTCAAAGTCGATACTAATCTGAAACCCATCACCACTGGCATAAGCTGTATGGTTCGTATCAAGTTGACCGATGATTCTCTCATCAATAAATTCATTGAATGTGTGTGTTATCAACTCAATTATTTCAGGTGATAACTCGAATAAAGGTTTTTTTTCTTCATTTAATTGTTCAGCTAATGATTTCAATGTGTTTAATTCACATTGCATAATGTCAATGCGTTCTTGAATGTTTGTTAAATTACTCATGGTATATATATTTGCTTGTTTACTAATTATGCTCCTAATTTATTTACGTCTATTAACTTACCATCCCATTCCATTCCATTGAGATACCATTGCCAATTCTTTTGGTTGATATGTACCCCAGGTAATGCGTTCAGTCGTTCTTTTGTGGTATTCGTGAACCATCCTGTAGTTGATATGGATAAAGTACGCTCAGGATCGTTGTATAGATACGCAATAGCGTTACCATATAGCCTCATTATAGTTACATTGGGCTGTACTTCTATGGTCATGTTGTCTTTCTTAAATGGTCGTGCATTTATGAACGCATCGACTGCTTTTGCTGTTATTTTTTTCATGGTTATCTATTATAAAATTCGTTACATCTTTTCTGTACATCTTCGGCAATACCTATCCATGCTGTAGTGGATATGAGTGGCATCCTTCCTTCAATTTTCATTTGTTCTTCGTGCTCAAGCATCTCATCCTTCTGATTGATTACATCCTGGCAGTATGCTTGAATGCCTTGCATAATGAATGCTTGACATAAGCCCCCGTAGGGGCTAAAGTTCATAAGGTCTTTGATTAAGTCTTCGTTTGTTTTTAGATTTCTCATGTTGTTATTTTTTAGTTGGTATTAATATTGTATTTCCATCTCCTGCTTTACTTAGTCTCCAATTGTAACTATTACTTAAGTAGAATGAATCATGTTCAATAATATTGTATGCAATCATTGCGTGACTACCGTACTCATCGAATACTCCTCCTTTGAATTGCATATTTCTTAAGTCTATAATCGAGTCTTTGTACTCATGGAATACTTCTTTGACAATTGGTAGTTGTCTTTCTGTTGATGCATCAATCATTGATTGAATTTCACGATGCGTAAATTCTAACTTATCATTGAATGTTTGTCTGTTGCACCATTCAGCTAACTTTTCTTTCCAATGCTCACATGCTACGTCATATATCTTCTTGAATTCTTCACGTGTTACCTTTATCGCATCTGTTTTTTCTTTTTTGTTTTCTTCTTCGATTGGTGCTAACATATCTTGATACCATTCGATAAAATCTGTTGCACATACTATGGTAAATCTGTCTTCCTCGACATCGTAAAATAGATTTCCATTTCCATCAATGTAATAGTAGGAATTTTCTGAGTTTCCATCGTATCCATTACTTCCAGTCCATCCTTTTTCTTTCATTTTTGTGATGAATAATTGTAATTCGAGACATCCTAATGTTGCAATTTTCTTGTGTCTAAAATTTCGGTTTCTTTTCATGGTAGTTTATATTTATTGGTTATTAATTTCTTGGTCTACTTTGTGCTTTCTTTATACTCTTTGATACGTATACTTTCTTAGTATGGCAACCATGTGATGTTGCACAACTTGTTATTGCTAATGATAATCCATATATGAACAATGCATACAGGAATAATATTCCAATTTGTTTTCTCTTTTTCATGCGTTCTTTTCTTTTATTAGTTTATACTTGTTTTTAGTTAGCCCTTGCCACAGCATTAACCTCTTGGCATTCTTCAATGCATCGGGTCTATTCATTCCATAGATTAGGGTTGAGTCCATTACTCCTCCATCATGGCATAGCAATGTTAATCGCCATGCGTGTAAATTTGTTGATTCCATTCTTGTATATTTTTTGCCCGTTGTTGATAGCGATAACAAAGAAATAGGCGTACACAATTATGCATACGCCTTCCCTCGCCTCTATCTACCACAACAGAATATTATTTCTTGTATTTCGGTTTGTATTGAATGTACTTCATTAGTAGGTACAAGTTTGCCAGTACACTTAGGTACATGATATCTCCTATATTCATTTCTTCTATTTTTGTAGTGAGTAATAGCGTGTGCATAGATCCTCCTGGGCGTTCTCATACATTACGTCCGTTGCATTCTTGTACTTTCTTACAATCTTCTTCAGTGGTAGATATGCGTTAACGGATATCCATTTGCCACCCTGTAATATTAGTGTGCGGTTTGATTCCAGTGAGTAGTCTAAACTGAATACTCTATTAATTAATACGTTCTTTTTCATGTTGGTAGATATTAAAAAAGGGGACACAATTACGCACCCCCTCATAGGTTATAAATCATTTGATTATTTTTTGTTTTGGTAGAACTTTTTAGTCAACATTAGCACCTCATAAACGCTCCATTTGTCCTCGGCTGTTTTCTTTGCGTTACGTAATGCAATCAGATTTCTTGCGTTCATGTCCGCAACTTTGAAGCCTTTAATAGTTTTAGTCAATTCGCTTTCACCGAATTCTATGGCACGTTTCAAGCATTGGTTGAAGCTTCCTAAATCCTGTTTATGTGCGTTGTTAGCATCGAAAATTGAACGCATCATTTGTTTACCTGTTACGCCATTAATTAGGTAACGAGTCACCTCAACTTTTCCCGTTGTTGGATTTTTTGCCTCAACTACTTTTGTTGTTGTTGCTTTCGTAGTTGGTAACGGCTTTAAAGCATCTGTTAATTTTACTACATTGTTCACTTTTGTACTCTTTGCAATTGTTTTCATAATAAAAAATTTTAAATTGGTTAAGACGGGGTGAAAATTATTTCATTCACCCACGTTTCGCTTAATAAAAGCTCATCAGTTAACCTGTATTTATTCTATCTTATTTCAAGGCGTTACCCTATCTCCGTTTATGTTTGTTTCATAACGTTCTGAATGCCTTTAGACACCCCCATACATACCAAAAAAATGGCTTTCTTTAAAAGAGAGTACCCGTTGTTCCCAACGTTTATACATTCGTTTCACAACGTTTGTAATGGTTTCCCTTGCATGGACTAAGCTTGACGTGGCTCGTGGTCTATTCTTAACGTCAATTATCAATCGTTCCGTTTTCAGCGTCTGAATTCTTTCGGTGGCGTATAAACGTCCTATTTGAATTGAACTACCTTATTTCAAACTATTTCAAAGAACTTGCACCTTAAGGCTTGATATAACAATCAAGCTAACAAATGAACTGAACCATAACAGGCTTTAAGCGTTCATGTGTATTTCCCATGCATCAAGCGTACATATTCGAGCCGTTGCTCATGTCGTTTGACATCACAATATTAATAACTTAATTTGAATTGACAATAAAAAAAGTTAAAATAATTGAAATTAAATTTATTAAAACGTCTGAAAGCCCTATAAACACTAAGAAAATCAGTGATAAATTTTTTGTACTAATTTACTGGAAATGGCAATTTTTAGGTGATTTTTGCCACGAATAAAAGGAATTAAAAGGCTATTTTGTAGGTATATTTTCACTTAATAAGTACATAAAAAATAAGATTGGAATGTCTTTATATTACGGAAATAAATATTTGATAACGTGAAAGCTAATAGGAGTAAAGGAATAGAGTAAATAAAGCAGTAATAAATTAAGTGAAGCATTGGACTAAGTGAACGAACGTAACTAATTGAGATAAAGATAGTTAGCCGTAGTACAAAGGGACGTTTCACAATGTCGGTTTTCCTTTGCAAATGGGGAGGGGATACCAACGCCCGTATAAGACCCCTAAAAATACAGATACTTTTTTCCAGGAGCAGGGGGTACTTAAGTTGAGGTGAGGGATATCCTGTATAAAAAGGGGGAGGGGTACTAGTACTATGGACAGGGTAGATACAAGTACAGAATCATTGATGTTTATATGATCCTATCCTTATGATAAATAATCAGATGAAGTATCATCGAATTATGTTATCTCCAGGTGTCATGTTTTTCGATTAGGAACTCTTTAGAGATAAACAATATAAGGGATTTTTTCTTAAGTGTTTGTGTTGTAGATAGTTAGGGGTGTAAAAAGTGTATACAAGTTGTGCCAGACAAGTGGTAACAATTTTTGTAGTAGTTGTGTAAATAGTATTATATTTGTACTATGATAACTAAAAATGGAGTAGATTTAAGTGTATGTGCTTATTGCAAGACTACCTTAGATAACTACAGTCGTACAGTGGATCACTTATATCCGAAGAGCAGAGGGGGTAAGTTGAGTAATGATAATAAGGTTCCTTGCTGTGGTGATTGTAATAAGATGAAGGGTAATATGAGTATTACTGAATTTAGTAGGGCATTGAATGGATTAATCTTTTATGAGCATGGTAGGCATAAGGAGAGTATATCTCACTTGAAGAAGGTTAAGTTGAATGTCGATGAAATAATTAATAACAAGAAGAAATGAGTAACATTGTGTTTGACCTTATCTTGCTAGAGGCGGATAGGGTAATCTCACATAAGATGAAGGACCTTGATTTATACTACAAGGATTTTCACGGTGAGTTGATTCCATTGGCAGATAGCTATACTGCTGAAGTAGATGATGTGATTAGTAACTTGCTTAAAAGAAAACGTATGAGGTATATGATTACCTTTACCGAGTCTTTAGAAGTGATGGACGAATTGAAGCCTGCGGCTAATAAGATGTTGCGCTTTTTTACTAAACAGATGAACTACGGAAATACAATCAAGAACTATAGCCTTAGAGATATTCAACAGATGACTGACATGAACATGCGTTATGTTATGAAGAGTATTGCTGAATTATGTGAGCTAGATGTGATTAGATTTACTACCGATAAGAATAGAAGAACCTACATGGTTAATCCTATCTACTTTTACAAGGGCACAATCAAAAAAATATTTTATTGCTCAAAAGAATATGATCGCATGCCGAAGCGCAATGTTGATCTTGAAGAAGAATATGAATCAAATGACTAATTTATGGAGTTAATTAAACACGCTAAGAATGTTCATGAGTTGAAGATTTCTGGCACAAAGGTTAGAGTGGCAATGTTCTCAGACTTACACTGGGATAATCCTAAGTGTGATTGGGATTTGCTAAAAAGGGATTTGGATTACTGTGTTAAGGAATCTATTCCCATCATGTTGAACGGAGATACATTCTGCCTTATGCAAGGAAAATGGGACCCAAGGGGTACGAAGTCTGATATCCGTCCTGAGCATAACAACGTTAGATACCTAGACTCTATTGTAGAGACTGCTGTAGATTGGTTCTCTCCATATGCACACCTAATGACTGTTGTTGGTTATGGTAATCACGAGACTGCGATTATTAAACGCCAGGAGACTGATGTCCTACAGAGATTTGTTGACTTGCTTAACTACAAAAATGGTAGCAATGTTCAGACAGGTGGATATGGTGGTTGGTTGATCATTAATCAAGAGCTTAGACCAAATAACTCATTGGCTACCAAGGTGAAATATTTCCATGGGAGTGGAGGCGGTGGGATTGTTACGCGTGGTGAAATCAATCTTACTAGAGCCTTAGAGATGTATGAAGATTTTGATGTATTTGCTATGGGACATATCCACGAAAATAAATGTACTAATGTTTCTCGTGATGCGATTGAGCACCACTCTGCAAAAGGATACTACCATAAGCAAAAACAAATTCACTTAATGATCACAGGTACTTACAAAGAAGAGTACGGTGATGGATCTAAGGGATGGCACGTTGAGAGAGGAGCTCCTTTGAAACCAATTGGCAGTAGAATATTAGTAATTGATACACGTAGAGATACGTCAGGAGGAAAAGATGTTGTATATAAATCAATAGATAGTACTAAGTTTCCAATTTAATTCTTATATTTGTACAAAGTGTTTTTGTAATGAACGAAAAGGGATGTCAGTTGAAAGCGATGTCCCTTTTTTTTGTGGCTATAACCTTACTTTAATGTGATTTAGGATATTATATTATGCATAAGTGGTTATATAAAGGGTAAATACACATTATAATGTGCTTTTAATGACTATTTATTTCATACAAAATAACTTAAGGAAAATAATTTATACCTTTGGGAAAACATTAATCATGAAAACAGATAAATATTACGCATCAGATCCCAAGAAAAGCGGAAGCTATACTGATAAGGGACGTGTTGAAGGAAGACCTGTTGCGACACCTACATTAGCTCAAGATATGTCTTGCGCTTGTCAACCTAAGTTTAAGTTGATGTACAAGAATACTAAAGATAAAAAATACTGCGACTAATGAAAGGTAAAGCAATTAAGAAAGCCCTAATGGAATACGAAGGATCCATGGCTGAGGAGTCATACAAATCTCCTAAAGCAAAAAAGATGCACGAGAAACGTGAGTCTAAAAAGACAGAGGCTAAAGAAAAGATGATGTCTAAGTTCAAGAAAAAGAAATAATCAAAATCAATAGTTATGTTAACACCTGGAAGATCTAATAAGATCATTAAAAAAACTGTATCTAAACCAATTTCTGAAGAGCCAAAAAATGAAGGAAGAGTTAATACAATTACTAAAGGATCTATATCAGTAATTAATAAGACTCCATCTTCTAATAAAGCTGCTCAAGAAATTAAAAGCGGTAATCCAATGACTGGATTAAATACAAAACCTTATCGTGATAAATATGAAGTTTCACCTCAATATCAAAATAAAGGTGTGAAAGAAAAAAATGGAGGAAGAAGAGGACAAAGAGCTGTTGATGAATACAAGAAACTTCCTATTAAGAAGACTACTGAGAAAGTAACATCTACAATGGCAGCAGATAAGGCCAAAGGATTAATGCCAGGAAAGCCTGCACCAGTGCCAGTAAGCAAGGCAAAACAAATGGCTTTAAATATCGCTTCTAAATTTAAAAGAGGATAAAAACAAAGACTATGCGTCAATCAAAAGACGATGTAGTTCAAAGGAGAATACTTACAACAGAGTGGAAGCCTTCACATAAAGAATTCGAATACCCAAAAGAATTCGTTGACTGGATCGATAGTATCAATTCAGGATGGCAGAACAAATTGAAGTACAAACCCTTTGACCTATATTGCGAACAAGCCAGACAATGGCTAGAAGATGATACGGTTATTACCGATCTCGACAATGAAGAAGATCAATACAACTTCTTAGCTACCGAAATCCAAAAGTGTAACGATAATACACTTTACTTCTGTAACAAATACGGATGGATTAAAGAAGATAAGGCTGAGAATGGTATGCTGCGCTACCAAGCATGGGATGCGCAAAAGGTTCTTCTATTTTTATTCGACTGCGGATACTCAATGATGATTGGTAAAGCTCGTCAGATTGGTTTTACCACAACCATGTGTCTTGCAGGAATGAAACGTGTCAACCTAAACAAATCATACTTTATTAAATTCGTTACCCACTCCAAAGACAAAGGGGTGGAGATATTCCGAGATAAAGTTAAGTGGACATATACAAAGATACCTGACTACCTAGCACAGGATGTAAAGAACTGGACCGATCAAGTAATGTCATTCGATAAGAAAGGTGATAAGAAAGGACGAGATGATGGAGGTGCATCACGATTCCAAGTAGATAGTCCACAGGTAGATGCCATCAACGGTGGTTCACCATCTGCGGTATTTATCGATGAGATTGGTCTATTCGATATCTTTGGTGAGATGATGCGTGAAGGCCGTCCTGCTTTATTTAAGTACAATCCTGAGACAGGTAAGATGACCATGCAACAGCAGTTTATTGCCTGGGGAACAGGTGGTGAAATGGACAAAGGTGGATCAGTATTCGAAGCAGAATTCAAGATGTGTCTTAGCCAATGGAAAGAAAGAAACTTTGAATACGGTATTATACCACTATTCTTTAATGCATACGCACGTAGAGGGGTAACAGATGAGCACATCAATAACGAACGTAAAGCATATCTATCTCTAGAAGGTACAAAGAAAGGTGAAATTGCTAAAGTACAGTTCCATCAGCACTACCCAATCACAATTGATGACATGTTCTTGCGTAAAGCACGTACTTTAGTGCCTATTCACACCTGTAATCAACGCCTTTCAGACATATATGGCAAAGATGTACCAATTGAGTACGGTTATTTTGAGCCAATAATGGATTTTTCACAGCCAACACCCGATTTAATTACCGATTATAGGATAATTGGGGCTAGATGGGTGAATACAAGTGGCAGAGAAGACGTATCTACATCAGCAATGGTAGTGCATCACCCACCTGATAATGAAGTATGGAAGAATAGATGGTATCAAGGGACTGACCCCATCAACTCTGAGACAGGACACTCCATGATGTGTAGTGCAATTTGGGATGCATTGACTAATTCAGTGTCTTCCGTAGTATTCCATAGGGACAGAAAGTTCAAACAGACCTATTTACAGGTACTATTACAGAGCTTATACTACGATCAGCAACGTAGAGGCGGTGTAAAAGAGCTAGTAGAGAATAATATTGGCGATATGCATGTCGATTTCCAAGAAATACACGGATTTAAAAACAAATTCACTGCAAATACGCAATTACCTGAATATTTTCAGACTTATGGTGGGAAATGGTTCGGCATTTCCAACAAAGCAAACACGGCTCCACGTATAATTGCGAAAACTGAGGAAATGATTGATGCCTACGGCATCAACATAGATGTACCATGGCTGTGGGAGCAGCTGAAGACCTTTGTTGAGAAGGATTTGAAGAGTTCTACGAGTCATAGACAGACGAGATACCAGGCAGCTGATACTAGGTACGATTATGATGATGCTATATTCGCTATTACCTTTGCATATATAAACGCTCAGTCGCATTCTAGGTACGAACCTGAGAACATACGTAACGAAGATAAGAATACGCACGTAGTGATTAGATATGTGCAGTGTAAGGAGACTAACTTCAGAATGAAGAGGGCGCGCGTGGACTCTCGCACTGGAAAGGTCTTAAAAGTTTTAGATTAAAAACAAGTATATTTGTAAAAAAATAATATTATGGCAATGATTCAAAGATCTGTTCTTACTGGAGTAGGGCAAAGAAGAAACGAGAGATATATCGTAGAGGATATTCAAGAGTTAGTAGCTGGATTAAATTCAGGTACTGGAAATCAACAAGTTCTAGGTACTAGTATTTGGGCTAACGGATTTACTATTGTAGGTGCAATTACTGAAGATATTACTTTACCAGCAGGAGCAACTGTTCAATATACTGGACCATTATTAATGTCTGCTACATTGACTATTCCTTTAGGTACAACATTAACAATAGTATAAATTTAATAGTAAAAACAAAAAATAAATAATTATGAGTCAAATTAACGTAAATTTAGTAGCTCCATATCAATTTGGAACTGTAAGTGTAAATGGAGCGCAAATTCATGCTAATGTTTCCAATAAATCACTTAAAATTAACAACGACACAAATCAAGTTTTAGGCTTAAATAATGTTGTAATTGGAATGCAAGCAGGCCAACAATTAACATCTGGTTCTAATGGTAATACTATTATTGGAATGCAATCAGGTCCAAATATGACAAGTGGAGTAAATAATACTTTAGTAGGTAATACAACTGGAAATTTCATAACAACAGGATATAGCAATACTTGCATTGGTAAACAAGCAGGAGCACTAACAACTACAGGTTATTATAATACTTCCATTGGTGATTCTGCTGGTGATCAAACAACAACAGGACAAAATAATGTTGCTTTGGGAGCTTTTAGTAATCAAGCAACTGGAGCCACAAGTAACTCAATTACATTAGGTAACGTATCTCATAATGTACTTCGTTGTGCAGTTACCGCAATTACATCATTATCCGATGCACGTGATAAGAAAGATGTAGCTCCAATCGAGTTAGGTTTAGATTTCGTAAAAGAATTGAACCCTGTTAAATTTGTTTGGGATGACCGTAACGAAGAAGGTAAGCATGACATCGCTGACTCAGGATTTATTGCACAAGACTTAAAAGCTCTTGAGGATAAATATGATGCAGCTGAAGTATTGAAATTAGTATACGATGAGAATCCTGAGAAGCTTGAGGCATCTTACGGAAGATTAATACCTGTATTAGTGCAAGCTATTAAAGATTTAGCTGCTAAAGTAGAAACATTAGGAAATAAATAGTTATGAGTCAGATAAATGTAGATATTATTCAGCCTTTTACACCAGGTACAGATGTTGTAGATGTAAATGGAGTTAGAGTATTAGGAAGTATTTCAACTTCAAGTATACAAGTTTCAAGTTCTTATAGTGCAACAACATCTCAAGATTCAGTATTAATAGGTTTTGGTGCTGCTCCAAGTGTTACAGGGCAATCTACAGTTGCTATTGGTAAATATGCAGGATTAAGTTTGACTACAGGATATACTAATGTATTAGTAGGTCAAAGTGCAGGTCAAAATATGTCTGTAGGTCTTGGAAATACATTAATTGGTCATAACTCAGGAACTCAAGTAAATGGATCAGGTAATGTAGCTTTAGGATCAAGCTCTGCTGTTTTACTTACAACAGGATCTTCAAATACATTCATAGGTTCTCAAACAGGCAGTGGTGTAGGTCCTATTTCGGGTGGATTTAATACAGTAATAGGTTATGGAGCTAATCCAAGCACAGGGACTGTATATAATGAATTCACACTTGGAAGCTCATCTGTAGCTACTCTTCGTTGTGCAGTTACATCTATCACATCTTTATCCGATGCACGTGATAAGAAAGAGGTTGAAGACTTGAATGTAGGTCTTGAGTTCATCGATGGTCTTCGACCTGTTAAGTTCGTATGGGACGATAGAGATGAGAACGGTAAGCACGATATCGCAGACTTCGGATTCATCGCACAAGACTTGAAAGCTGCTGAAGAGGCTGTAGAGATGGCTGATATCCTTAAGTTAGTATACGATGAGAATCCTGAGAAATTAGAGGCATCTTATGGTAAGTTAATTCCTGTCTTAGTAAAAGCTGTACAAGAATTGTCAGCAGAAGTTAAAGAATTAAAAAGTAAATAATTATGAGTCAGATAAATGTAAATACAATATTACCACTAAGTGGTACGAATGTAGCATTAAACGGTATTGAAGTATCAACTAATGGAACAAACAATGTAAATTTAGGAGAAGATTCGGGTCAAGCAATTACAACCGGAATCCGTAATGTTTCATTAGGTAACTTATCATTAAAAACAACAACAACTGAAACAGACAATGTCGCTGTAGGACATCAAGCTTTAGAGCTTAATGTAGGTGGTGCAAATACTGCTGTGGGGTCTTGGGCTTTAAAAGCAGCAACAAATTGTAGTCAAAATGATGCTTTTGGAGCTTATTCTTTATTACAAATAACAAGTGGAAATTTCAATTGTGGTCTTGGTGGTAATGCAGGAGGAAATTTACTAAGTGGTACAAGAAATACATTTGTAGGTACAGGAGCAGGAAGCCAATTTACAAGTACAGGAGAAGGTAATGTAGTAGTTGGAAATAGCACAGGTTATGCGTATACAGGTGGTAGTGGTGATAACAATACATTTGTTGGAAAAGATTCAGGTTGGGCTTTTTCAGGAGGTAATGATAATGTTATTTTAGGTAAATTTACTGTATCATTTGCAGGTCAAATAACAGGAAACAACAATATTCAGATAGGAACTGATTCTGTAAAAGCATCACTTACCGCAAGTAACTCAATCACTTTAGGTAACTCATCTCATAACGTACTACGTTGTGCTGTAACATCTATCACTTCATTGTCAGATGCAAGAGATAAAAAAGATGTAACTGACCTACGTGCAGGACTTGACTTTGTAAATAAACTTAGACCTGTAGAGTTTGTATGGGACGATAGAAATGAAGAAGGAAAACATGACGTTGCTGACTTTGGTTTCTTAGCTCAAGACTTAAAAGAAACTCAAGAAGATGCTGAAATGGCAGATGTATTAAAATTAGTATATGATGAGAATCCTGAGAAATTAGAGGCTTCTTACGGTAAACTTTTACCGATTATGGTTAAAGCTATCCAAGAATTATCAGCAGAATTAAAAGCTCTTAAAGCAGAGAAATAATATTCTCTTCGTAAGATTGATTTTGAACTAGGTCTTTATTGAGGCCTAGTTTTTTATTTTCCCAAACAATTCCATCTTCACCGCAAATTACAACATTGTATTGATCAGCTATAGACCAGAAATAGCTTTTCTCTTTCTTATTCATATGCTTGCAAGATAGTCGCTGATACATAGGCATATCTTCTAGTAATCCTTTGTTTAGATTAACCCAGTACAAGTGATACTCAGGTACTTTTCTGTCGTATTCAAATGCTGTAGAGGTATAAGACTTGATGATGAAGTGTTGAGTCCCATTGTTTAGGACCTGTCTTAATTTGTTGCTTGAGTACGAAGAAGAGGTACTCATAATGTGAAGATTAAATTCAATTTGTTGCTTTTTATGAAACAAATATATAAATTATTCGTTACACAACAATAGGTTCTGTTTCTTCTAATAATTCTTCTAGTGCTGCTTCTAGCATTTCATCTTCATCAGTATACGGTCTGAATCTATTCGAAAGAAAGTATTGATAGATAGAATCCTCAGGTAAATCAATCTCTGCAAGCTTATAGCCTATTGTCATATGCTGTCTTGCTAAATACTTTGCATCTACCACGGTGTAGATTTCTCCTTTACCTATCCAAAGTTGAGGAGGAAAGCCCATTGGGCAAAATCTGTCATTTACACATACTACTCTAAATTGTTCCATACCAACAAAAATAAAAAGCCCCCCATTGAGTGTATGTTGGCAGTATTGGAGAATAGGGGGCTAGTATAACCTTTAAATTTTTTCTATGCTTGTGTGCCAACACTCTGCAAATCTAGTAATCATTTTTTAATCTCCAAACTATTTCTGAATTTTTTTTAAAAAAAGAAAAAGAAAAATAAGAAAAGAGAAAAAGAAAAAAAGAAGCAAAAAAAGAAAAAGAGAAAAGAAAAGATTAACTATATATTCGTATATACTACGTATATACTCACATATACTTAATCAAAAAGAAAAAGAAAAAACCCAAACCCATAATTTTTAATATAAATTTTTGTTTACATTTGCAGAGAACTACACGGTGTAGTTAATTAATTTTAACCAACACAGACTTCGGTCAGTGAAAAACAAATTATTATGATTACTTTTAAATTACCAGTTATCAATGCTGATTCAGCGTTGATTCTAAACACTCCAGTTGCGGCTACAGACGTAGTTTTAGCTTCAGGACGTTTGAGCATCAAAGACGAGTCTGGTGCTACAGCTTTGAAAATCAAAGTTTCTGACCTTTTAGGTTTCCGTTACACTGCTAACGCAGCTGGAACTGCTAACGTTGTAAACGTAACTTTGACAGGTATCACATTGGTTAACAACGGACTTTATTCGTTGACTGTTTACGCTCCATACGTACAAAACTTCTTCGGAGGAGGTCAAGAAACTGGTGCTACTTATCAAACTCGTACTTACACAGTTGGTGCTGATTCTACAGCTACAGTTGATGAGATCGGTGCTTTATTTGCTGCTCGTATCAGTGCTGATGTTAATGCTTATTTCACAGCTACTTACACTGCTGGAACTGACATTCTTGCAATCACTGCTGATAACGCAGGATTTGGTCCATTAACAGTTAACGCTCCTGCTGGTGCTACAGTTGCTGATGCTACTGCATGGGTTTCTCCTGAAGGAACACCTGCTCAAGTATTATCTCAAGTAAACATCGCTACTTACGTTACTGCTGCTGGTTACCAAACATACGAAATCATGTACCGTAAATCAATCAAACATAACATCGTTAACGGTCTTGAGGTTGTTAAACCTGTTACTGCTTTGGTTTACTTGAATACTGCTGATGCTGGTACTGCTGCAACTGTTACAAAATTGACTTCAGTTTTGAACGGTTCTTACACTCCAGTTGCTGATTTCTTAGGATGTCCAGCTGTATAATTAAATTTTAATTATCTTTGTAGGGTAGGTATCAAAAGTGCCTACCCTTATTTTTACTAATTTTATGGCAGAGAAAGAAGTTGAATTGATCATCTTTGGAATGGAAGGAGACGGAGATCTAAGATTAGAATATCCTGAACTAGCTGACGTAGATGAATTTAAAAGCCTGAAGGCAAAAGAGGTAAGACTCTGCTGGTTACTAGGAAACAGAACAAGTCCTATTTACAGTTTGAGCAAAAAAGAGAGAGTTGTTAAAGCTCTTGAACTTACTTATGGTAAGGATTATGCTATTAGAAAAGATTTGGGAGGCATAATAAATGGAGATCTCCCAGACGAAATTGTTGCTGGCATCAAGAAGATGGAATCTTTTAATCCTGAATACAGGTTGAGAGCAAAGTTGATGAGTCAGTATATGTTTGAAGTATTAAATGAGATGATTGTCCTTGACTCGGTAACACTAGCAGGGATGGACATTGACGAAAAGAAAAAGTACACTGACCTAGTGGTTAAAGTATACGGAGAGCTTCCTCAGATGGTAAAAACACTTGAATCATCATACGGAGCTAAAGTTGTCGAGAGAAAAACTAGAAAGCAGGTACTTGTAAAAATTAATGACGTACTGAAGTGATATGAGTTACATGTTTAGCACAGGGAGACAAAGACCTAATAAGTTAACCTCCAAAAAAGATAAAGATTACCATAAGGAATATGCGAAATATTGCCTTGCCATAATGAGTAATTACATCTACCGCAGATACATTAACAAATGCTTAATCAACTGGTCTTTCTTTAAAGGGCAAGATGGTCAATGGATATTCGAAGAGGATATCGAGGCTTTCTTCTTGGATGAATCAGGTGATGTACGTAATCGTCTTAAGTGGACAAAGAACGTAATCAAGCCAATGGTACAACAATACATTGGTAACGCTATTCGATTGGGTTATGATGCAAAAGCAAATTGTGTTTCTGATTTTGTAATTAATAAAAGAGAAGCTGAATTAGGTAAATTAAAATCACTTCAAAAAGTAGCTGAGGCATTACCATTCTTTAAAGACATTATAAAAGAAAATGCTCCAATTCAAGATACAGAAATGGAGACAGAAGAGTTATTCTACAATACATTCGTAGAAAACTATGAAAAGGATATTAATAACCTAATGGAATTTATTGCTAATGAAGTTAATATCGATGAATTAAAAACTCAGATTACTCGAAACTTAGCAATTTGTGGATTAGGAATATACAAGGGATATGAAGCTAATGAGAACTACGCTGCTGAGTCCATCAATCCATTGTTCTTCATGTGGGATATGTCGGCTAAAAAACCTGATTTATCTGATGCTGAATTTATGGGGGAATGGTATTATATGGATAGCCCGACTATTTTCGAAAGATACCAACACTTAACAAAAGATGAGAGAGAAGCTATTGAGCAGTACTCTAATCATACGAACCAAAACAATATGCATAAGATTGTTAATGGTATCTATACTATCCCAGGTGGTAAGGTTCCTACGTATGAAACATATTGGAAAGATGTTGAGAGAAGAGAATATGGATGGGTTCTAGATGAAGCTGGATATCCATATTACACAATGATCAATAATGAAGATTCTATTTATACCGATAAAGATTTAGTTGAGCCTCAGACTGAGGAGCATAAAAAGAAAATGGGTAAAAGTAAGAAACAAACAATCTATGTTGATGTCCTTCGTTATTGCATCATGATTCCTCAAGAGGAAATTGGTTATGGAGATATCATTCTTGAGTACGGTGTACTTCCTTACCAAGAGAAACAATTATACGATCCAGCTAACGTAAAATTTCCGTACAAATGTTATACTTACATCTACGATAGAGGAGAAGTATTAACTCCACTTGATGACGTTATTGATCCACAGCGTTTCTTGAACAGAACATTATCTGTTGTTGAATCTCAAATGGCTAACATGCGTGGTTCAGGTACAGTTATTTCTAAATCTGCTGTTGACGATAGAGATGGTGAAGCAGATATCACGCGTAACATCAACTCATCTAAACCAATCTTCGTAGATACTGACCGAGTTGGATCAGTTCAGAATGCTATTGGTACATACGGAACAAATATTGGCTCAGGTACACTTCAGATGTTCCAAGTTATTCAATCTGTACAACAATCTATTCAGGATGTTACAGGTGTGAATGAGGCGATGACAGGAACTCAAGGTGGTGGAGATATGCTAGTAGGAGTTGTTGAAGCTCAAATCCAAAGAGGATCTTTAGTACAAGAACCATTCTATTGGGCATTGACATCTATCTTACGTCAGGCATATGAGCATATGGCAACTGTAGGTAAGGCAATCTATCACGATAATCCTCGTAAATTGGCGATGATGGTAGGTGATGAAGGATTGTCAAGAATTACGATTACAGAGGATCATTTACTTCAGGACTATAGAATATTCATTAAACGCTC